GTTTTAATCCGTAAACCCTTGATTTTAAAGGCTTTCCAGACTTGAGGTAATCAAAGGTAACCAAAAAGGTAATCAGAACCTATGTTCTTATTCATCCAATCCTTTGCACTTTTGACACAATTTTATTTTTTTCTTCCAAAGAGCTAACATCAAATGTATAATATTTTTCATTAACTTCTTCGGTATGCCCGAGTAGCGATGCAGCAACAGTGGCAGATACTCCATTGCACCTTAGTTTAGAATTTATTGTTCTTCTAAATGCATGAATTCCTCTTTCTTCTATTCCTTCCTGCCTGCATTTGTTTTTTAAGCATGACGATATTACAGGAGCATGAACCCTTCCATTTTCGTTTGAAAACAACCATTCACTAATATACCCATTGCTGATTTCTGCTGATTTTAATTTCATTAAAAGTTTTCGAATTTCGCCAGTCATAGGAAACCATCTGTTCATTTGATTTTTTGTTTTTCCTATATAGTATTCTTTTGTATTTCTATTGTATTTTTCTGATTTATTAATAGATATATAATTTTCATTTATATCTTCCCATTTTAAAGCCGAAATTTCTCCAACTCTCATCCCTGTGAGACTTGCAAAATATACTGCGTATGAGGGAATGTATTCTGGCTGTTCATCAAAATCCTTTTTGCAGCGATTAATAATTAGTTTAAGTTCATGGTCTGATATTGTATTATGACTTGAAGGCTTTTCTATCTCCGTGCAGTATTTATAAAATATTTTAGGTGAAAGAAATTCCATAGGATCATAATTCAATAAATGTTGTGACCTTGCACTATCTATTGTGTTTTTGATATATCCAAACAAAGTTTTACACGCTTTTTTGCAAAGTTTTTGATCTTTTACAGTTCTGACAATGAATACCTTTATATCTTCTTCTGTCATTTTCTCAATTTCTTTTTCCGTAAATTCTTTTTTTTCAAAATAACGTGTTCTATCTGTAGAATACTTATACAAAGTGTTATCCGTCACAAATTCTTTTTGAATTTCTATCCAATGCTCGTAAACATCCATAAATGTTTTAGGTTTTTCTGTTTTTTCTTTCTCGAAAGCAATAATATAATCTTCAATTCCCTTTCGGCTACTTCTTTTCACTAGCTTTCTAGAATTTTTTTCTGTATAAATATAAGTATACCAATTATTGTTTTTTCCCTGCCATATTTTATATTTTTTTAATATTTCTTCATTTTTCTTCATTTGTATTTCTTCAAGTACATGTGCAGGATTTATAATACCATTCTCAATAGCATATTTCAATATTTCATCCATAAAATTTAGGAGGAACCGGGAATTCCTTTTGCCGGCCGGCGGTTCCTGTTCCTCCTTTCTATTGATAGCCTGTTTTTTTGATTTTAAGCGCTTATTTTGTTTTAACCATAACAATATTCACGAATATCATAAAAATTAATTTTAGCCGTTTTGGTCAAAACAATTATCATATTTCACAACAAATCAAATATATTGACCTGTCCATCAATCTGAGATTCTTCCAGATTGTAAAATTTGCAAGCTATATAATCTGGGTTCCAATCAATTTCCAGTTCGTATTGTAAACACCGCGGATGCTTATCACCATAGAAGAATCTGCAATCGGAACAGATATACTGATAAGCTGTACCGCCAGACCGCTTATACATTTCGCTAATCTTCCTCATAAAATCACTCGCTTTACTCTTGATTTTCCTCTCGATTTTTTCTTGAAGATACCAGTTTTAACACAATCCCTCGGATCACATCCTCTGCTATGTTCTTCGATCAAGATATAATCACAGGTTGCATTTGTACTCCATGCATTTTCGCTCTTGCTGTAATAGTCGCATTTTGAGCATTGTCTCCGCTTTAAGCCTATAATTTCAGTGCTTTTTAATTCTCTCCATGGTTTTCTATCTGGCAATTTTCCGCACCTCCCAATCTGGCAGTATCTATAATTTTTAAAAGGTCTGGACTTAGTTTTCTTCGTTCTTGTTCTCTTTGCACTTCTGCCCGGTATGTCCTTTGGAAATTTGATTGAACCACACTCCACCATGTACCATCCACATTTTCAGATACCGCCCATTCTCTAAGTTGTGCCGGGCTTGATACTGCTTTCTGAATGATTTTTGGAAGCTTATCAAACTCTGCTTCTGCATTATATGTAGAGTTCTGAATAGCTTTGCATACCTTTTCCCATGCTTCTGTTTCGTTCAACTCTTCCTTCTGCGGCGCAATGTTTTGTGCGCATTGCCTTAATGCGGCTATTGATGGCTCTTTCCATTCAGTCTGCATATATTTCTTTAATCCAAAACTTAAAAGCTTGTAATCTAGGTCTTTCAAAAGTCCATACCAAGTATCAAAAGCATATTGATCTGGCAGAAATGATGGAGAAGTGTACACAGCTTTCATTGCTTTTACGAGTACCGCCCATTCTTCTCTTGTCATACCCAATTATCCACCTCGCTTACCCTGTTTTGAATTTTCTCCATGTAGCTGCACGGTCTATTCGTAGACTTGTCTGCGTATTGCCCTTCAAATACTTTTGCGAAATTTCCAGGCTTTAAGAACCAGTCAAACGTAACCATCCAGCCATTTTTATTTTGCCCTTGTAGGAATGTGCTGCGTCGAATATTTTCAATCGCTTCCAGAATATCTTCAACACAGTTCTGACGGATTCTAGCTTTTACTGCCTGTTCTCGTTTTGGTGTCATTCTTTTTACAGGAGTAATACCGAATTCTTCCAGAGTATTCCATTCATCAATGGTTCGTTGGACGTCAGTCTGACGAATAGTATCTTTAGATACTATTAAATCATTTATATCTTTTTCTTTATCTTTATCTAATTCTGTATCTAAATCTAATTCTAAATCTTTATCTTTATTCTTATTCTGTTCCGTTACAGTAATGTTACTGTAACGTTTCTGTAACGTTACATCGTCTTTCTTGCAAAGCAATGCGGCCTTATTTTTTTGACGTTCACGATATTCTGCGACCCTTTTTCTGTTTTGATCTCGTATTTTCTCCAATTCGTCTGCACTTTGATGCTCTTCCCAGCCGGGAATAGAAAGTAATTCAGAATCTCTGGTAATCATCCCGAACTTTTCCAGAACTGTTAGTGCTAATTGAATAATGCTTTCCTCAAAATCCAATTCATCTGCAAGCATTTTTGTTGTGTATGGAATATTTTCAGTGAGGAAAATAATTCCGTTTGAATTGCATCTGCCAGCCATTGTCAAAAGCATTACCCAAATAAGAACAATATTGTTTCCCTCTGGCATTTTCCTTATTTGCTTAATTTTTCGGTTACTAAACATTTCAATCTCTATTTTAATCCAGCTTACTTTAGCCATTAATGTAATTGCCTCCTCCAATTCCTGGATTTTTCAAAAGTGTTTATCTCAATTCAACTTCAATTCCATTGATTTTCAGCTCTCCATTTACCGGAATTACAAGAGATGGAACGCCGTTTATTTCTTTCAATTCAATCAGAGCAATTTTATCCGGCTGGATGCAGATTGTTGCATCTGGTGTTACAATTTTTGCAGTTTTTGAATTGTGGATATTGTCAAGTGCAGCAGGCTCATTACTGAAATACGTTTCCCAGTTTTCCTTGAAATCTGATAACTTCTCGCCTGGAACTCCGCAATATTCAAAAATCTGTTCCATTTCGTCACATGATACAGTTATCATCTCCGGGCTGTCTTTCTTCTGTTCTCTTACTTCCTGCAAAGATTCAATTAGGCTTTCAGTGAAATTGAATGTTGTATTTCCTTCGAAATTGTCCATGATAAAATCTGAAAAGACATTGATCTCATTGCCGGGTATACGTGGAATTGGTGTGCCAAGAACGTTTTCGATGAAGTCTGGATGAATATTCTTTATGTTTTTGTTGAAATACAAAGTTCCATGAATATCAGTACTTCTGTCATTGAATACAGGGAATAAGAATCCTGTTTCTGGTCTTGAGACTACCCAATCACGAATTCTGCCTTTGATGTTATTTTCAGCCACATCATAGCTAAGCCCAGCCTTTGAAAGATTTACTGGACAAATGCTGCACAGAATGTGTTCATAAATTTCTTCTGATGCATCGTGCATTTCGGTTCCATCAGAAGCTTTTCCTGGAATATCATATACTGCATGAATGAGAACTATGTAGTAATTTTCTGGATAGTCATAGTTTTCAATTACTTTATCGTAGAACTCGTCCAAAAGCTCATCATCTTTAAGCTTACTTGCTCTAATCCGCATAAGAAATTCCTGTGTTCCGCCCTCTTTTTCCTGTGCTAATGGGAATTCAAGGTTCATAAGGTTCTTTCCAAGTCTGCCAGACATGGTTTTCTTGAAAATGTCAAAATACTTAAACATTTCTTCCTCTGGAAGAGACAGGAATGCTTCTTTAATTTTGGTTTTCTTATTTTTTTCTGCATCCACATAGCAACCACAAATGCGTGTGATTGCGCAATTGGCTGGTGTAAACTGCTTCTTGATCTCTGTGATTTCTTTCTTATTCATGATTAATCCTCCCTATTTCTATTTTTATTTTTGATTTTTTCATAATAAAAAGTCACATCATCTGTAACAATTCTAACAATTCCAAACCTTTCTCCTACTTGAAACGGAATGCTATCCCTCATAAGTCTTTTTGGAATCCCAGAAAGATATTTTCTAAATTCTTCTGGTTTTAAAGCTGATTTGTAATGATTGCAAGAGCGACACGCAGGAAGCATATTGGAAATATCGTCCTCTCCGCCACAACGTATAGGATTTACGTGGTCTACTTGCATATCTTTATATTCCAATGCGCAACCACAGTAAGCGCAATACCCTTTGCATTTTTCATATACTTTCATGCGCTCTTCTTTTGATAATTTTCGCCTTTTTGGAATTTTCATATTTTCGCCTCCAGATTGTTATTTTTGATAGTATGAACAGACTATAAATAGAATCCAAAATGCACATAAGCACAATGCGTTTTCAATGTAATAAATTCTAATAGACACAGTAACAGCGGCTAAAATCCATACAATTGTTTTGACGATGCAGCTATAATAATTCTTTTTGACTAATTCTTTTTACCTCTCTCGCCTGTTTCTTCTCAATCCACTTATTAATTTTCTCATCGGAAATCATGTACATTTGCTTTAACATTTCGATACAGATTAACACATCTGCAATTTCTTCTATCATGTTATCACGGTCGATTTTTCCGCGTTTTGCCTTGCTAATTGCCTGGATGAGTTCGGCGCATTCTTCCATACAGACTGTACTTTGATTATTTTTGCCGTAATGCAAAATACTTTCTGCGATAACACCTTTATTAATCTTTATCCCTGTGATTAATCCGGCAAGAGCCTTTGCTCCAGAATCACACGCCCATGCTTCTTTGAGATAGTTCTTCTACCATTCATCTTTGATTTCTGAATTTCCCAAGAAACATAAATGCTGGTCTCTCATATCTGATAAGATGTCTTTTGCTTCTTCTGGTTTCATGTTAATCCTCCAAATTAAATTCCTTCTTAATGGAATCGTAATCAATGAATACTTTTTTTCTTTTTTCGCATTTTTCGCATTCCAAAATAGCTTTCTCAGTATCCAACTGATACCAAACCAATTTGTATTTATGCGGCTTGCAGAGACACTTGATTTTGCAACCACTCTTGCGCCATCTGTTGAATTTTCTGATTATTGTATACAATAGTATGTAAATAGCAAGTCCAACTACGCACATTCCCAGCATCATAAAAATTTCTTTTATCGCTTCAATCATTTTTATTCATTCCCTCCAACTTCTTCTCTATCGGATTAATAATCTCTTCCAATACCTGTTGCTCATAATTTTCTTTCCAGATTTTTTCTCTTTTCCAAAATTGGATTTTCATAATCTCATTTATTAAATTAATACACGCTATTGCTTCTAGCATTCCCCAACATCCATCACAGGCTCTTTCATTACACCAGTTTACAAATTCTTTAAATTTCATTCTTCATCTCCTCCAGTTTTTTCTCAGCCGCTTCACGGGTGAGGAATACAGTTTTACCAAATCGGTCAACATAAGTGTTTACATTTATAGATGAAAGATAAGTTGGATACACATAATATTCTTTTTTACTATCACATTCGTATTCACAGCCACTACAACTGTATTCATCAAATCTTGAACCGCATTCTGAGCAGACTGTCCATCTGGAAGAGATAATATATATTTCTTTATTATTAGCTGGTAATCTCACAAGCAAGCCCTGTTCTTCTAAGTCTTCAAGTTCTGCCAATCTATTAATCATTTTTTTATTGTATTGCAATCTCCTGTCCCTTTTGAGCAATTATCGCAATATGAACTGCACATAATGCTTCGGCGTTCGTTATATGTGATTCTTGAAAAATCTCTTTTTGTTAATCTCTCCATCTACTTCACCTCTTCCATCTGACTTTCTACAGTATCTGCAAGTAACTTCAACGATTCAATGAATGAGTTCGTCAATGC